GGGGTTACGGGCGGCGGTCATGGCGTCGGAATAAATCTGACCCACGGCGATTTCCAGAGCCTCACCCGGAAGCTTGCCAAGGTCGATACCATTCCAAGCGCCGGAGTGACGCTTGAGACCAGTCGCCAGACGACGGCGATAGTTGATCAGGTCCTCACCCTGGAGCGGACGGGGGGCACTGTCACCGAACGCGGCGTAAACCTTGTCGGCACCAGCCTGCGCGTCAGCCATAGCAGCATACTCGGCGTCAGTCACCTGACGGGGCAGCATACTTTCCACACGGGCGATGCGGTCCATGATCGCGGCGCTGTCCTTGCGGGCACGGTCCTTACGCTCATCTTCCTCTTCGCGCTCGGCGTCCTTCTTGGCGCGGTCAGCGGCAACACGCTTCGGCTCATCGATTTCGTCGTCGATGTCCATCTCAGCGTCCTTGCGCTCATCTTCCTCGTCAGCGTCCTTACGCTCATCTTCGCTTTCCAGCGAATCGAGACGCTTGTGAATCGAGTCGAGATGGGTCAGAAGCTTATCGAGCTTCTCCCCAGCTTCCGCGTCCTTACGAGCGCGGTCTTCCTCAGCGGCATCATCCCGCTGTTCAACTTCGGCCATGTCTGATCTCCTCTAACGTCTGCCGAAAATGACACTGACGGGATTTCCGCCTTTGTCTAAGATACCTACACTTTTCCCACTTTACTTAACGCTGCGTCAAGTTGTGAATGGGTCGAGGACTTTTCCCAGAAAGAAACGGGCGCAACACTATCGCTTCTAATTTCTTCGCTGGTGACACCGACCGGATCACTTCCCTTATCCCACACCCCAACCGCACATACGGCCAAGTGGTCGAGAAGTGAAGGTTTGCCTTCAATAAGTAGAGTTGAGCCGTCCTCAAGCGTCATTTTGTCATTCACGCCCGAGTCACGGAAGACCACAGCGGGGGATGTGGACAATTGCTCGTCAGCCATCATTTGCGCGGCAGGCTTATCGTAAATCTTAGCGATGGCCCATACTTCATCGCCTCTGATGTACGGCATAAAGACGGTACCGATAATTCGGTCGGCAAATTCCTTGGTCGTCAGCACATCAGTCGGCGGATGTTCGATAATGACCGGAAGACCATTGCATCGCGCCAAGAATTCATCGTTGAGATAAATCTCGGGGTTGCGCATGACGAACTCATCCAGCGCTTGGCGGAATGCAACACCCGTCCCGGTAATACGGATGTCGAACAGGCTGATATTTTCGTAGACTTGCGGTGAAGTGAGGCGACCAGCCACGATGGCGCGAGCAATCTCAAGCTCGTCCATATCGAAGCGGTCCAGCGCAATTTGGCACCCAGGGTGAAGCGGCTGCGGCGGCTGGTCAATCGGTGCCCACGCGTAACCCACATGTTCCGCGTCAAACTCGGGAATGAATTGATCGGCGACGGGTTGCAGGAAGGTGGTGAAGTCTACAGTGGTGCCCAACGCGGCAGATCCAGGAAGGGGCTGGGTTGCCTCTCCGCTATCCACCGCATTACCGGCCCCCGCAGTCTGTGATCGCGTCCATAGACGGCGCGCACCGTCAGGCAGGTGCCCAATTTCTTCAATCGTTTCACGCTCGGCGGTTTCTTCGAGCGTTTCGTCGCCGTCAGTCTTACCGCCGGGGAAGCACCAGCATCCGGGATAATCACCCCCGGCACCCCTCAGCAGAAACAGGGCGTGCTTGTTATTCGTGAAGAGGATGCCAGCCGCGTGGATGGTCATTTAGTCAGCCAACACAATGTCTGTAATCTCACCACCACCTTTACGAGCCTCGGCTTTCTTCTTCGCGTCAGCATGGGTAAACGCAAGCACAGTAAAGGTGAGCTTTGCTCCGTTAGGGTATACTCCCCGAATTTTCCACTTCCGTTCGGTCTCGGCAGTCGCATCCTTGCGGTCCCAACTCTTACCCTCGCGCCGGTCCAACTCTTCCTTGACCAGACGCTTGGTGCGCTCGTCCTGACCTTCACCCGGATTAGCGTGGCACTTCTTCAACCACGCTGTGGTCTGATTCTTGATAGCACGCTCAATGTCGGCGCTAGAAGCATCCTTGCGAGCCTTACTCTTCTCGGCGGCTTTAGCCTGCTCAAGTTCAATCTCAGCACTTCTCAGCGCCGGTTCAATCCCCCGCATATTCGATCCACCTCGGGCGAATTTACGGAGCGCATCATCATAACGACGTTGAGCTTCTTCGACACTATAAAGCTTATCCTTGCGAGCCTTACTCTTCTCCAGCGAGTCGATACGCTTGGTCACGCTGTCAACGCCAGTGCAGACCGCGTCAAGCTTTGCGTGCCATGATTTATCAGTCTGCGCGGGCTGTTCGGCCATGGCGTCGCCGCGAGACTTATTCTCCGCAATGGCAACGGCCTGCTTTTCGGGTTTTCCGGCGGCTCGTTCGGTAGCGATATTTTTGGAGATGGCTTCGCGCGAGGAACCGGAGACGAGCGGCATGACTTAACCTTTCACGATGGACGCGATCTTAGCGCGACCCTTTGCGGTGAGCATATTATCAGGCAAACGCTGAATTGACGAAATATAAGTTGCGAAGCACCGACAATATACGGCCTGACCGCATCCGTCAATTTCATCGTAATACGGATTATCGCCACGGGTGATCAATCCAGCCTTATGCGCCCAGCTTCCGCGAATGACGTAAGCCTCTCCATCGCGGTCCTTGTGGTCCTCGCGATAATCATAGCCCGGCTGCCTAAAATGCGAATGCCATATGACCGCTATGGCTCCGCTGTCGGTGGCTATGATTTCACTCATCGCGGCGGATAGCTTGTGCGACTGATCGATAGCGACGCGACGTTCTTCCATGGGTAAAGACTGCAATGCTTTACCCACCGTGCGTTTCACGTAGCGCTTATCCACCGCCTCGGACCCACCGGCGGGGATAGATGATGCCCAACCAGAGAAGCGCTGTAGCGTGGTGGCGACCATATTTTCGCGGTTCAACTTGATCAGGTTGGCACTCATGTGAATGCGCCGATTCAATTCACCACGGAGGCGAGGATCAAGCCGCGACAGGGTGAAGCGCGTAACGTCGGGATGATATTTAAGAATGCCGCCCCTGGTGATCATGCGCTGATAGACCGCACCCAACGACGCGCCTAGCATCTCTTGGACTTTCCAGGCTGGCGTAGCGGATTCCTCGGCAGCCACACGGAGCCGTCCCATCCACGCCTCAACCCGATCTTCGCTGTCATACCCATGCTGCGCAAGATCGGCAATGGCTGCTGTCAGAACTTCATAGAACGTCATGGTAACACGTTACCTTATGCTGAGTGTGAGACGGTAACGCGTTACTTGTGGTTCGGGCGAATAATTCCCCGTAAGCTTCCTTCTTCAGGTGGATTATTCCACACGTCGATAACTTCCGGGTCTGAGATTACATGCTCACCGTGGTCCTCACCGCATTGTGAGTTACTTCCCCTAACTAGGACTATCTTTTTACCGTCATAATAACCATCATTTCCATTACTACCCAGACAACCTAGTCTATTTAGACAATCTAAAACATCATCTATAGACGACCCATTCAATCCCTGAGTTGATACACCGTCAAGTTGTTTTCTAGTGGCGACACCATCATTCCATTTATATGAATTATTAAGTTTCTTACCTTTGACAGCAAACCGATTCTGTGTGATCGGTAGAACTCTAATACCAAATGCTCCGCCGTTTTCTTCAGCTAACTTCAGTGCCGACTGGATTTGTTTTGCAGCTTCGATCTGGCTTCCACCAACCCAGCTATATTTTTTCGAAACATCAGACCCACCCGGTATTTCCTTGTTGGGATTACTCTCGCGCTTCTGGTCGCCAGACTTAGGAATATTATATCCTAGGTCATAAGCGGACTGCCTAACCTCCGATTCAAGTTCCGGTTGACTCCTGATGATTCGCATCGCATCTTCTGCGACATTTCCGCCAGCATCCTCATGTTGGGCGAGGGTCGAATAGACGTGCCCAACATTGATCTTCCTGCCACCACTACCAAATTGACCGTTAGCCGCACGGGGGTGATCGCTTTCCAAGAATTCCCCGTCAGCTCTCACCCCCGTGCGGATGGCAAGAAGTGCGTCAATCCTAGCACTGAGTTTCTCGATACCTTCGACTACCGAGTCGAATTTGATGGCATCCATGAAAGGCTATCTCCATACCGTGAGACGGTAACGCGTTACCAAATTAGGCAAGCTTTCGCGCATCCTCAAGGCTCTCAACGATCTTCCCATTTACCGACCAGCCCCCCCCCCACTTTTTTCATAGGGTGACCATGTTCGGTAATCAGCGTCTCGCCTTCACGGGCATCCTTGCGAGTCGTACGGTACAATGCATTAGCCGCTTCGGTGTTTTCCTTCGCGAGTTTCAGATATTTGCGATTCCAAGCGGAATAAGCCTTACCCTCAGCTTCCCACCGAGCAACAGCTTCAGGAGATGCGGCTGATTTACCTCTACTGCCGAATGCGCGCGACTCAGGAGACGGTTTATGCGGTTTAACGGCGGAATGCTCTCGATAAAGCTTTTCGGCTTCCTCGGCGCGCTTACGCAGTGCAGTAACGTCGTTACCGTCCGCATCCTTGCGCACCACCGAGTCAAACCCAGCGCGCCACGCCTTGCCCAGCACATGACCGGGCGGATGTGGGCAGTCGCTGCGGTCCTTACCGCCCTTGGCAAACGACTCACCGTCGCGCTTGGCCTTCTCCAGCGCATCGACTCGCTCGGCGACTTTGGTGACACCTTCGACGACTGAGTCCACACGGGAATGCCATTCGGTAGAATCACCCTTGCGAATGGCGAATGGTGTTGCGCCTTTCACGGCGGCACCGACTTGCGGCGTCACCTTGGCGACCGAAATACCAGCCTCGCGCGCCTTAATCTCAGCTTCCATTTTAGCGCGGGTCTCACCCGTCTCAGAGCCTACAGAAGCTTTCAGTTCCTTGAGGGTATATGACGGGAATGCGCGGGCCATAATCCATTACCTCCAGATCACATTGACGGTAGCGGTGCCGCTCACCAGGGTAAAGTACAGCCCCGTCTTGGCATATACCGCGTTATTCAGCGACACGACCTGACCCGCAGTCAGAGTGCCGGTGTAGAGCGCCGTACCCGACCCTGCGGTGTTGTCCCACACGGTGACCACACCGGCAGACGACGCGGTACAGATGAAGCCGCCGAAGTAACCGGGCGTCGCCTTGATCGATCCGCTCGCACTGACCTGGGTATAATTGAACGCCGAATAAGAGGGCAACGCACCTGCTGGGTTGCTTTGGTCATTAGGATACGTGGTCATGCTGGGGCTTCCTTCGCCATTCGAGCTTGCTGTAAACGGATCGGACTTCGATTTGCTTCGTTCCGAGCAACACGTTGATATGTGGCATCATGGCGATACCGGGTGGCGCTTCGGTCCACTCGGTAGGCACTTTGATGTAATTGTCGTTCGCAGTCATACCTGCAATCTCTGTACATTGTCGGGGACGGCTTCCTGTCGCGGCTCTTGCTCAAGCGGCGGGGTATAGCTCTCCAATGCGTCAACATCAATATCGAGCGGTGTCGAAAATAACAGCTTCATCGCGTTCAAATTATCCTGCATCCAGGTCACGACCCGAACCTTATTTTCTGGGTCAAGCATGGGGGCTAGTACCTCAACAGTGCTGATCATTGCTTTGAGCTTTATGTCGTCGGACTTCGCCAATTCGCTGTCAGGCTCAACCAACAAATTAGGCCACTCAGCCTTGAAGCTGTTGCTCCATTTGATAAACGCAGTCTTATAATCCATCTTCCCGTATTGCTCGGGGAAATCGTTCTGAATCGTCTTATAGAAATCCTCATTCCAAGCACGATGCATCACGATTTTATCGAAGAAGGAGTAGAGCGGGTCCATTGCCTCGCGCACGCCGTCAATATACCGGGCGATGTTTTTAGCATCCTCAGCGCCCTCGCCAAAGCCGCTTACCATCGTCTCATTTTCGAGTAGCTTGGCTGGCATATCGGCAGCCGTGGCGATATTCTTCAAGATGTTGGTCCGAGCGATGCCGTACGCACCCTCAAGATTATGAAGGTCAAGCGTCTCAACGCTCTCCTCAGGTGTGATTTGCAGTACGTTGCCGGTCTGCGCTTCCTTGACGAATTGACGTTTTTGCGCACCAATTTTACCCATGACGTTTGACACGATTGATCCAGTCTGCGCCACCTTAGCGATCAGCACACCGGATTTCAGCGTTATGAGGTCATCGGTAATCATGGTTTGCAGGAACGATTTCAGAGGATAGAGCGCTCGCTGATAAACCGAACGACCGACATAGCCATAAGCGCTATTCGTATATTCCAGATAAATCGGTTCCTCGTTGAGAACGACCACTGTGCGTGAGCGATGATAAGTCTTTCCGCCGCTGCGAATCTCCGTGGTTTTCTGAAAATCAATAGCAGCGGTATCTTGATTCAACACCAGTGATCCAGCCGTATTGAGTGGATCAAACGCACTGAATCCAATTGTCTCGCTTGCCAGCTTGTCAAAGTCAAGCGGCTCGGTAGTATCGACTCCATCTTCAACGATGGCGAGGGATGCCACGCCGTAGGCGCGCGATAGCTTCATGACGTTGCGAATATGTTTTGTGGCACTAATCGCTAGCCATTCTTTTTCAAAAGCTTCGACAGCGCGATCTTCAGGAGCATCCGGCACAGCGATCTTGCGCTTTTGAGATTGCGCCATTTTAACCGGCGCTTCGGCCATCTTCTGGCCCAACGGATGATAAGCTAGGATGGTTTTCGCTGTTTGGTAGCCAACGTCAGACCCAGGCTGAATATCATCGACCATAAGCAGCGTTTGAAGCGCCGTCCCGATGCTAGAGCCGTTGATTGAAAACTCAGCCATTGCTTCCCGACAGTATTAAATGGGCGATACTCTCCTTTTTAGCCGATACGGTAAGATATGTCACTCATCAATCACGGGTTCGTCAGGCTCCTCAGGTGGCGGCGCTTCCATCGTAATAATGTGCTTCACCTGACCAAGCTCTATGACCTCCGGCAGCGTGGCAACCCGTTGCTCCCCGGTGTGATTCACATTGACGTATCCGGCGATGGCGGCGCACACCACGATAATAGCGACTAGCCCCCGCACCTCGGCGGATGTGACGAGGAGATATAGTACGATGATGGCTATGATTATGGTCATGATTTAAGCGCTCCTTCGATCCACTCAGCGCTCACTACCTCGCGGATGATATCCGCTTGGGCAGCAGCGTCGGCAGCAGCGCTGGCAGCGTCGGCAGCAGCGTCGGCAGCAGCGTCGGCTGCCCAGGTAGCAGCCCAGGCAGCAGCGTCGGCAGCAGCGCGGGCAGCAGCCCAGCAAGCAACCCAGGCAGCAGCGTCGGCAGCGCTGGCAGCAGCGGGGGCAGCAGCGTCGGCAGCGCTGGCAGCAGCGCGGGCAGCAGCGTCGGCTATTGTTTCGTCAACCCAATCGACCCAACAAGCGGTGTCGGCAGCAGCGCGGGCAGC